GGCCCCTATCGGGGCCATAATGCGGAAATCCCTAAAACCAGAATCTGACCTAATATAGGTCGCCTGGCTACGGACCAGAAGGAATCCACCTATGGTGCACTATCTCCCGTAGTAACCCTGCAATCCGCCATGTCCCTCCTACCCAGTAAGGCTTCACTGAACAAACAGTTAAAACCTTTGACCGGGGCTTGCACCCCTTGGTCACTGGGAAGTCGGAACGATGGAGGACATGTTGCAGCATTAAACGCAATCTGGAGCAACAATCATGAATCAAATTCAAGCCACAGTTTCATGGCTAGCTTTTAATTCATGTCATCACACCAAATACATTCAGTGCATTAAACATGTCTTCATGATCTTTGATCGATATGAGAAGACACGGGGTCTTACATGGACAGTAGGGCGTTTTAAAACCCTACGTCTTTGTACGACCCGGTATCTCTGTGGGGAGCCCATGAAGGTATGTGACAACGTAGGTCTCCGGCGTAATGGTCTACCAAAGGCCCTAGGGCCACTGCTAGACCTAATTACGTCTGGAGATCTTGATCAAATTAAGTTTAGACTTACACTTCTCTCAATTGGTAAACCAATTGAAGGAGATGTTAAACCTAACCTTAATTCAATCACAGAGCCATGGTCAGGACACATTCCTCAAGAACTGGAGGAATATATTCCAACGTTTGTTGAAAGTATTCCCTTTAGTCTTGAGGACTGGGAAAGTCCTCATTGGTCTACAAAGCGAGGTCCGAGTGACCAAGCTCTTAAAAGATCAATGATGGAATTCCTTTCACTTCCTTCGGATCTTAGAGAAGCTATCGTACTTCTCGGAGGTCCAGACTTTAATTCTTATTTTAATAAGATTAAAGCTGCCCTTAAAGGAATTAAACTTAAAGAGGGAGTTTCCCTCCGTAAGCTATCCTTTATCAAGGACAAGGAAATGAAAACCCGAACCATTGCCATCCTTGATTACTGGTCACAAACGGTACTAAAACCGATTCATGACTCAGTAATGAAAACACTTGGGAAACTTCCCGGTGATTTCACATATCAAGGTAACGTTGTAACACACCTTCAAGGAGTCCCAGGAAAATACTACTCTCTAGACCTTAAAGATGCTACAGATCGATTCCCTGTAAAACTACAGAGAATGGTTCTAGAACATCTTATTGGAAAAGAGAAAGCAATAGCCTGGGAACATCTCCTCGTGAGATACCCCTATGACTATAAAATACCTAATGGTATGACAGGAAAGGCTAGTTACCTTTCAGGTCAACCTATGGGTGCTTATAGTTCATGAGCGGTCTTCTCACTTTGCCACCATCTAATCCTCCAATACGTACAGAGTAAACACAAATGTGTTTACGCTGTACTTGGGGACGATGTGGTAATCAAAGGTGATGAAGCAGCAAGACTCTACAAAGAAACAATGATTTCACTCGGTGTTACCATCAGTCCGGCAAAAACACATGCTTCTCAGGGCATGTTTGAATTTGCCAAACGATGGTACATCGAGTCATCAGAGGTTTCTCCCTTCCCCATTTGGTCCCTTATTGAGGCCCATACAAATCCGATTAAGATTTGCATGAGACTTAACAATAGAGGAACAAAAGGTTGGGCCGTAGAGGATTTCTGCCGAACCCGGAGAATCAGAGATTATCTTGTGCAAGTCTTTGGGCTTTATCGCCGAATTGCCGAAGTAACTAGTCGGCGTGCGATAATCTTCAAAGACTTCATAATCCTTATGAACACAGACGATGAGCCAGTGCAGCAATTTAGTAAAATTGCTGGGCTGGCCCACCGAGTTCTTAAGGAAAATGGCCAAAGTACTTGTAATCACTGGAAACATGTTGTAGGTTCACTACAACGTGCTTTCAATGATTCAAGTGCTGAAATGGCACACAAGGCAATCACTGAACTAGACCGCCTGACGGCGCTTCTAGTTGGGGATGCTCTCCAACATCTCCCTCCAGCAGTTGCATCAATCCATCCTGCAAAGATAAGAAGTCAGGCTCTTGCAGAGCAGACCACCGATGGTGCTCTGTTCTACCGAGACCTGGCCGCTTATCATGCAGCTGGACTGAAAACAACAGGAATCCCACTAAGTGAACCAATTAAGGCTCTCGCCAAAATTGTTCCACTTTCGCGGTTTCCGCTCGGCCAAAACATGTTTGACCGTGCTGCGGTGCGTGTCATGAATACACAAGCAGAACTAATTAAGATTCTGATCCCAAGATGGGAGAATACATTCTCGCGTCCTGGGGATCAGAATCTACGGTCCCCTGAGCTTGGTCGGGTTCTTGCGAACGCGGCCAACACACTCCGGGGTAACCGATAGTTCCGTCATGTAAACGAGGCAACCGAGTTCCTGGACTCGATAAAATCCAGGGGGTATTCGGCCTTCTCGTTGACACGGGAGGGCATTATGGCCCGAGAGAAATCTC